TTCACCGCGGCGACCGGCATCACCAGCCAGCGGATCGCGACCGCCTCCGGGCAGACCGTCGAGCGGTACCTCCGCGTGGTCACCACCGGCACGTTCTCCAACGCGGTCTTCGCTGTCTCGGTCACCCGCAATGACGTCGCGACGAGCTTCTAGGAGGTGCCCATGCAACCCATCAACCGGATCACGCCGCTGCACGCGGTACAGGCCTACCAGACGTACAGCATCAGCCAGCGCCCTGACGTCCTCGTCAAGGCGGCCTGCGAGCAGGTCGGCTGCGCGGGGTGGCTGTACGGCTGGGAGACGACGGTCGACGAGTCCACCGAGCAGGGCAAGGTTCAGGCCGCCTACATCCGTACCCGGGCCGGGCGAACGTACCGCGAGCAGCGCACCGCGGTAGGCCTGACCGTGTTCCGCTTCGAGGCGCGCCAGCGGTGCTTCGCCGAGCACAAGACCAACCCTGAGCAGTACAGCGTGCGGGCCGGTGACTGGCGGGGCAACCCCACCGGCTGGGCCCGGCAGCATCAGCGACCCGCGGACTGGGTCGAGGACTTTGGTGAGCACCAGCAGCGCATCGTCGACCAGCAGACCAAGGGCTGAACAGTAAAACGGACAGAAGGGTGTAAGTCATGGCAAAAGAGTCAGGGTTGGGGTGGACGACCTGCTCGGTAGACGATGCCGCAGGGTCCCCGCAGGCCATCAAGAACGACATCACCAACCTCCAGGTCGCGACCCCGCGCGCCGTGCAGGACGTCACCGGAATCGACAAGTCCGCGATGGAGAGGCTCCTGCTCCTGGCGGACTTCAGCATCACCCTGAACGGCGTGTTCAACGACGCGGCGAACATGTCGCACGCCGTCTTCAAGACGGTGCCGTCCACGTCCGTCGCGCGGACCGTGACCCTCACTGTGTCCGGCAACACGCTCGCCAACGAGTGCCTGTTCACGGACTACCCGCTCACCCGTGCCGACAGCGGAGAGCTCACCTTCGCTGTGCCGGGCGTCCTGTCCGATGGCTCGGTCCCTACTTGGTCTTAACGAAAACTCCCGTTGCTGCCCAGGTAATCTGATGACATGCGAATGGCGAAGTGTCATCCAGACAGGCCACATCAGGCATTTGACCTGTGCAACCAGTGCTACCAGCGGCAGTACGACAAGACTCGATCGAATGCGCGAAGGAGGAAGGATCCCAGTGACTTTGCACCGAACTTCCGAGTCCCGCCCGTCAAGCCAGCTCGGATCCCGGACTGCCATCCGGAGCGCAAGCACACGGCTATGGGCATGTGCGGGCCCTGCTATCAGAAGGCCCGCCGCAAGGCGGGACCCGGAAACGCCACCTGCCATCCAGACCGTCCGGTCCTGGCGCGAGGGATGTGCCATCAGTGCTACGCGCGAGATCGCTACTGGGACGACCCTGATAAGTACCGCCAGGCCCAGCGCGAGTCTCAGGCGGCGACACGGAAGCGGCTCCGTGACGAGCTCGTCGAGGCGTATGGCGGACGCTGCGCCTGCCCGAAGTGCCCGGAAAATAACTCGGATTTCCTCACTCTGGACCACGTCAACGGTGACGGGAAGGCACACCGGATGAAGCTGGGGAGTCACACCTATGCAGATCTCCGCCGCAGGGGATGGCCCAAGGACGGCTACCGGCTCCTTTGCTGGAACTGCAACGCAATGACGCGGGGCGGCAAGACCTGCCCACACGAAAAGGGGGCATAACCGTGGGCTACACACCGAAGCGCAAGACCTACACCCTCGACTTCAAGGGCACCGACTTCGAGGGCCTGGAGGTGTCCATCAGAGGCCTGAACACCGGCCAGTACATGGACCTGTGGGAGGCCAAGGAGGAGGCGGAGTCAGGCGGGGAAACCGGCCGCATGATGCACCTTCTTGCCGAGCAGCTCATTGCCTGGAACATCGAGGACGACTTCGGCCGCCCGGTGCCGGCGACTCTCGACGGCATCAAGACCCAGGACCTCGACCTCAACCTCGCGGTCGTCAACGCCTGGACGACCGCGATGGCCGGGGTGCCGGCCCCTTTGGAGAGCAGCTCCGACTCTGGCGAGCAGTTCCAGGAGGCATCGCTGCCGATGGAACCCCTGTCCGCAAGCCTGGCCAGCTGACCCGCGCGGAGGTCGTCCTCGACCTCTGCCAGCGGTTCGGGTGCCTGCCCAGCGCCCTGTATGAGGAGCCCGTCGAGCTCCTGCAGCTTTTGAGGATCGAAAGGCTCGGACGCCCTGAGGAAGGAGGCGACGATGGCCAATGACATCGAGATCAGAGTCCGTGTCGCCAACCAGTCCGGGGCGGGGCTGGCTGCTACCACGCAAGCCCTGAACCGGCTGCGCTCGGCCGCCCGCGAGGCCGGCACTGCTGTGGAGCGCCTGCGGGCCGAGTCCAGCCGCTCGGTGCGCCTGGACACCGAGTTCTCCGGGAACGTGGCCGAGATCGAAGCCAGCGCCCGCGGCATGCATGACCTCCAGTCGAATGCCAACCGTGCCGGTACGGCCCTCGGGGCACTCACCCCAAGGGCAACCGCCGCCGCAGCGGCTCTCGAGGCGCTGCAGCATGCCGCCTCGGAGGCGGGTGACGAGTTGCGGACTCTCCGGGGCCGTGCGGCGGCAGCCACGGCGGCGCTCCTTGAGCTGCGGGCGGGCAGCACGGCCGCTTCGACGTCCCTGCGGTCGGTATCTCGGAGCAGTGAGAGCGCCAACGGGCGGATGGAGACGCTTGCCGGCCGCACCCGGGCCCTTCGGGATGACATGAGCGAGCTTGGCTCTACCGTTGGCCGGGTTGGTGGCAGCATGTCGGGGCTCCGGGGCAGCCTCGGCACGCTCAGCTCTTCTGCCGATCGCGCGTCCTCAAGCCACCGGCGCCTGCTTGAGGTCGCCTTGATGCTGTCGCCCGCTCTTATCCCGATAGGCGCGGCCGTGGTCCCGGTCGCGGCGGCTTTGACGGCTGGCGCGGTTGCGGCTGCCGCGTTCGGTGCGGCATTCCTGCCGCAGGCCAAGGCGATGGCCGAGGCGTCGAAGAGCTTCACGAAGTACCAGGAGGCGGTGAAGGGGCACGGGGTCGCGTCGGCTCAGGCGGTCAAGGCGGAGCAGGCTTACCTGGCGCAGATGGCGGCCCTGGACCCCGCCACGCGTCGGGCCGCGGCTGGCATGTCTGTGCTGAAGGACCAGTACAAGGCCTGGCACGAGAGCCTTGCTGGCGACACGATGCCTGTTGCGACCCGGTCGTTCGCGGTGCTGGGCGCCCTGCTTCCCAAGTTGAGCCCGGTGGTGCGGACTGCATCCTCGGAGATGTCCCGCTTCATGACAATCCTGGGTGGCGGCATCCAGTCGTCCTCGTTCAACGCCTTCATGGCCAGGTTCAACGTGTTTGCAGGTGAGGTGCTCGCGCGGGCCAACAATGGTGTTGTGCGGCTCATCACCGCACTCGACTCGGGGAAGGCCTCCGGCGGCCTGGCCGAGTTTATGAAGTTCGCCAAGGACAACGGCCCGCTCGTCGCGGAGACGCTGGGGAACCTGGGCCGCGCGGTCGGCAGGGTGCTGCAAGCAGCGTCCGAAACGGGTGTCGGCGTGCTATCCCTGGTCAACGCGTTCGCGAAGCTGGTCAACGCGGTCCCGCCTGACCTGCTGAGCGGCCTCATACAGCTGGCCGTCGCGTTTAAGGGCGTGCAGCTGGCGTCTGCCGGCCTGGCGCTGGTTGCCCCGCGGCTTGCTGCGGCTGGGGCTGCTGCTGCCGCGTTCACGCGGTCGGCGCAGTTCGGTGGTGTGTCGGCGGCTGTCCGTGGTGTGGCGCAGAGCATGACGTTGCTGCAGCGGTCCACGGTCGTGCTGGGCGTGATCGCCGCCGTAGCCATGGCGATCAACGAACTGGCCGACAGGGCAAGGGGTGCGCCGCCCGACGTCGACAAGCTGACTGACTCTCTTAAGCGGCTCGGCACCACGGGCAAGTTCACGGGCGAGCTCAAGCGCAACTTCGGCGACATGGACGGCTTCGTCAAGCAGATGCAGAAGATGCGCGCGGAGACGGAGGCCATGGACAGGATCAAGCCGTTCATGAACCTCGCGGGCATGGGCCCCCTGATCGAAAAGTTCAGCGGCAAGCTAGACGACTTGGCCCGTGGTGCCGATAGCGCTTCCTCGAGGGTGGCCAAGTTCAAGGCCATCGACGAGGCGATGTCTCAGCTGGCCCGCTCCGGACACGCCGAAATGGCGGCCGAGCAGTTCAAGGAGTTCGAGGCCTCCCTGAGGGGCGCTGGCAATACGACGGAGCAGATCGCAGCGACATTCCCGCAGTACCAGGCTGCGCTCGAGTCTCTGAAGGCGGAGCACGAGATCACCGCTCAAGCCATGGGGATGTTCGGCGAGCAGGCGGTTGCAACGCAGGCAAAGCTCGACGCACAGAAGATGTCGGCGGACGGCCTGCGACAGTCCATCCAGGCTCTCAACGATGTCAACCGGACTGCGCTCGGCGGGATGATCGGCTTCGAGGCGGCAATCGATGCCGCTGCAGAGGCTGCCAAGGAGAACGCCGACGCCCTCCACATGGTCGACGGGGTCCTCGACCTCAACAGTGAGAAGGCCCGCGCCGCGGCGACGGCCTTGTCGGACCTGGCATCGAAGACGGACGGGGCTGCTGCCTCAGCGCGCGAGAACGGCGCGTCGTGGGAGACGGTTAGCGGCATCTACGAGCGGGGCCGCGAGAAGCTCCTCGCGAGCGCCCAGGCCATGGGCCTCACGGAGGTGCAGGCCCGATCTCTTGCGTCGCAGATCATGTCAACGCCGGACAAGACGGCGTACCTGCGCGGCGACATGACCGAGCTGCAGGCGAAGCTGGCGTCTGCCCGTCAGCAGCTGGCGAGTGTGCCCGACTCTCGGCGTGCGGAGATCCTCGCGAACATTCGTGATCTCGAAGCCAAGGTGGCGCGGGCTCAGGCAGAGCTGAACAACCTGGACGACCGCACCGTGTACGTCCGCACCATCTATCAGCACTTCACCGAGATGCACCCGGGCGGCCAGGCCCAGGCGCATGGCGGCATCATCGGCGCGGCCGGCGGCGGCCCGCGATCGAGGCTCACGCTCGTTGGCGAGCAGGGCCCGGAGCTGGTGGATCTGGCGCCCGGGTCGCGGGTGCGGTCGAACCCGGACAGCCGACGGATCGCAGACGGCATGACCGGTGGAGGTGGCGGGGCGGCCGTGGTCGAGATCCGGTCGTCGGGGTCCCGGGTCGATGACCTGCTGCTGGAGATCCTCCGCCGGAGTATTCGTGTCCAGGGCGGCGACGTCCAACTCGTCCTAGGGAGTAACCGTTGACCTTTCCGCAGACGCCTCTCGACATACAGGTGGACCTGAGGATCGATGGCGCCTGGACCGAGATCACGTCCGATGTGTACCGGCGGGACGAGATCCACATCAGCCGAGGTCGGCAGAACGAGCAGGGACAGATCGGCCCTGGCTCCTGCTCGTTGACGCTGAACAACCGGTCGGGGAAGTACAGCCCGCGGAA